GGATATGATAGACGACCCAAAAAAAGAAGAAGATCTTAACGAAGAAATAGAAGTTGAGATTGATGAAGAGGGGCACACAGAAAGCCCATCTGAAGAGCAGCCAGCTCCAGAACCAGAAACTCCCGAAACAGAAAAGGAAGAAGAAGAGTTAGATGAAGAGCCTGAAAAGGAAGAAGACTCTACGGAACCTGAATCTGAAGAAGAAGAATCTGATGATAAAAAAGTATATGGCAAACGAGCTGAAAAACGCATAAAGCGTTTAGTAAAACAGCGTAAAGAACTACAAGAAAAGCTTGAAGCACTTGAAGCAGAAAAACAAAAGTTTCAAGAAGAGCGAGAAGAACTAGCTGGTAGAACTGCTGAGTCTGAACTAGAAGCTGTAAAGCAATATGGTAATAGACTAAAAGCTCAAGAGAAAGAAATACTAGCTACTTTAAAAGATGCTAAAGCACAAGGTGATGTAGACAGAGAAATAGAAGCAACAGATAAACTAGCTTCTGTAAAAGCTGAAGCCTTAATTGTAAAGCAATACGAGCAAAGAGCTGGTAGAACTTCCACAACTAAAAAAGTTTCTGCTGAAGAAACTGCTAAAAAGCTAGAAGAAAAAGTAGCTGTTCCAGATAGAAGAGCTGTTCAATGGCAAAAAAGAAACTCTTGGTTTGGTGGTAATGACCAAAGCCAAAAGATTATGACTCAAGCTGCTATGGTAATACATAAGGAGTTAATAGAAGAAGGAGTTTATCCTGACGCTGATCCTGATGAGTACTATAGTGAACTAGATGCTAGAATCAGAACTGAGTTTCCTGAAAAATTTAAAGCAGAAAAGTCAGCGAAAAAAGTACAAGTAGTTGCGGGCGGAACGCGTACTTCCCCAAGTGGCAAACAAAAAGTCACATTGAGTAAATCAGAAGTAGAGACTGCTAATAAGTTAGGAGTATCTTTACAAGACTACGCGAAACAAAAAATGCGCAGAGATCAGACTGCGGGATAAGGAGTAGATGAATGACACAGGCTACTAAGACAACTCGAAATACGCGAGCATCGGGTACTCGCAAGAAAACATGGGCACCACCAAGTCGATTGGAAACTCCAAAGGCTCCAGATGGTGTACATTATAGATGGGTTCGAAATGAACTTCTGGGTGAAGATCACGCAGGTAACGTTCACGAAAGAAACCGTCAAGGATACGAACCAGTTAAACCAGAAGAGCTTGGCGTTGACTGGCAAGCGGATGTTTTAGACACAGGTAAACATGCGGGCACTGTTAGATCAGGTGATTTAATTTTGATGAAGGTTGACCAAGAAATTGCAGACCAACGAAATGAATACTTTTCTAACAAGACCAAAGCTGCAGAGGGAGCGGTCAACTCTGAGTTGCAGAAAAACAATAGCGCTGTTGCACCTATAAGCCAAGATGAACAATCCTCAGTCTCAGTAGGCGGAGGAAAACAGGCAAAGTTTGAGGACTAATAGGTACCTCCACTTTGCTAATTAACAACGGAGGTAAACATGGCAGGTTTTGGATTAAGTCCAGTTAAACATGCGAAAGGCGGACTTGTTAGAACTAACAATTTCGTAGGTTCACAAGGTTATAGAATCGCCACTACCGCTCCGACTGCATTCTTCGAAGGTGATCTCGTGACTTTAGACGCTGGTAATATCGTAACTGATATGGCAGCAGCAAGTCCAGGCGCAGTAGTAGGTGTATTTTGGGGTGCGGAATATCAAGACAACTCAACTGGTGAAGTTAAGTTTGTTAGAAGTATTCCTAATGGCACTGTAGCTAAAGAGAAGTATAAATGTTACGTATATGATGATCCTGATACAATCTTTAAGATTCAAGCAGATCAAGCAGGCGGAGCAGCGTTAACAAGCGCAGACGTAGGTCACGTTATACAAATCGTTGCTAATCCAACAGGATCAGCAATCACACATAAATCAGGTCTTGTTGCAGACTCATCAACAGTGAATACAGGAAACGCAGGTTTCCCATTATCTATATTAGGTAGTGCTGCAGCTGATGATACTTACACAGCAACAGGAACAACAATGGACATTTTGGTGAAAATCAATACTCATCAATATGGACTAGGCGGCACTGGTGTCGCAGGTATATAGGAGGATAAACTATGGCTATAACTAGAGCACAAATCCTCAAAGAACTTGAGCCAGGTCTTAATGCTATTTTTGGTACTGAATATGACAGATACGAAAATGAGCATACCGTCTTGTTCGATGAGGAAACATCAAACAGAGCATTTGAAGAAGAAGTACTCTTCCCAGGCTTTGGTAATGCAGGTGAGAAATTCGAAGGTGCACCAGTATCTTACGCTGAAACAGGTGAAGGATATGTATCACGATACACTCACAAAACAGTTGCATTAGCATTCTCATTAACTGAGGAAGCTATGGAAGATAACTTATATGATAAGTTGTCAACCAGACTAACCAAAGCTTTAGCAAGAGCAATGGCTTCTGCAAAGCAATTAACAGCGTCTAACGTTTATAACAATGCCTTTGACGGAAACTTCACAGGCGGTGATGGTCAACCATTAGTATCTAATGCACACCCATTACAAAACGGTAGCACTGGGTCCAACAGACCAGCAACTTACGCTGACTTGTCTGAGACATCTTTAGAAACAGCATTGATTGACATTGCTGGATTTACAGATGACAAAGGCGTGCCAGCTGCAATTACTGGTAAAACATTGCACATTCCAAGACAGTTAGTATTTGTCGCTGAGAGACTTATGAAGTCTCCAAACAGAGTCGGTACTGCTGATAACGATATTAATGCAATCAACAACATGGGTATGTTACCAGGTGGTTACTTCATTAACCACAGGTTTAATGATACCGATGCTTTCTTTATTAGAACTGACTGTCCTAACGGAACAAAGATGTTCAATAGAGCTGCATTAACAACTAAAATGGAAGGTGACTTTGAAACAGGTAACGTAAGATACAAAGCCAGAGAGAGATATTCATTTGGATTCTCTGACTGGAGAGCTGTCTACGGTAACCAAGGAGCCTAATAAACTTATAGGTTGGGGGCTTAGTGCCCCCTTCCAACTATTAACATTGACTAGCATAGCTAGATTACGAGAGGAATAAACAATGGCAAGAACTACATTTCAAGGAGTCGTTAGATCAAACGGCGGAGCAGGCAAAGGCAAAGCAACACCAGGTGTTGTCGTATTGTCTGAAATAATTTCATTCAACCCTGTGGGTGCGGGAGCAGTTGCAGTAAGAATCGGAGAATCAGCATCAGCTGGTGAAACTTTTGTTTTACCAGGAGGAGCAATTCCCATTTCTTTTTTAAGTCTCGGTGGAGCAACAGGTGGTACTAACCCAACTGTTGATATCGGAACTGCAGTTGATCCTGACGGATTTTTCAATGAAGTTGATGCAGATACTAAAGGTACATTAGTGGGAGCTAATGGTGCTTTAGTTACATCAGCAGGCACATCAGGAGGTCCAGTTACTGTTACAGCTAACCAAGGATCATCTGCTGCTACTGGTGGAACTACTACTGGTGTCTTCACATATTCAGTTGCTGACACAGGTATTGAAAGCGACTAATAATTAACTATTAACTCGGTGGTGGGGTGTAATGACCCCACCCTTAAAAAGGAGAATACGACATGGCTTTAGTAACATATTTAGATGGTGCTAGAAAACTATTAAATCAATACGTGATAACTGCAGCAGATGCTACTGGTGCACAAACCTTAACTATAGATGTATCAGCCCTTGCTAAAAATAATGGCAAAGAATGTACACACCTATCTTTAAACAAAGTTTATTTTAATGTTCAGGTAACTGATAATGCAGATGCTGTAGAAATGCAGTGGGATGCTCAAACTAATATACCATTCATAGTTTTAAATGGGTACGATGATTACGACTTTAGTTCTATAGGTGGGATATCACCAACAGCTGCAGATAAAGAAGTCACTAACTTTAGTGGTGATGTTATAATATTAAATCCAGCAAGAACAGCTGGAGATACTATCTTCATTAAAATGGAGTGGATTAAACATTACGCTAACTAATGGCAACATCTGGCACACATACGTTCAATTTAGACGTTGCTGAGATTATACAAGAAGCCTACGAAAGAGTAGGCTTCGATGTTAAATCAGGATATGATTTAGTAACAGCAAGACGGTCTTTAAATTTATTATTAACTAAATGGGTTAATGAAGGTGTAAATTTATTTACATTAGATTTAACTACTCTAACTCTAACTAAAGATTCAGCTACTGTAGATTTAGGAGCTAATCAATATTTAGATATTCTTGATGCTTCTACTAGAGACACTAACTCATCACCAGTAACTGATACAGAGTGTGAAAGAATTAGTTTAGCAGAGTATCTTAACTATCCAAACAAAACAACTAGTGGTAAACCTGTACAATTTGCTGTTGAAAGAAATAGTCAATATAATAGCACAGGCGTAGCCAATCACAAAATTTATTTATTCCCAGTTCCAGATAAAACTTATTACAAGTTACATTGTTGGACTATTAGGTATCCACAAGATATAACAGATACCTATACAGAAAATCCAGATATACCTAGAAGATATCTTCCTGCATTAATTAGTGGATTAGCTTTTGAATTAGCAAATAAGAATCCAGATAAAGTTGATGCAACAAGAAGAGCAGAACTAAAAGGTATATACAATGAAGAGTGGGAGTTTGCAAAAGAAGAGGATAGAGAAAGAGCAAGTTTTTATATACAACCTAAGATTCGCGGGTACTAAGAACGATGGCTAAAAGAGCTTCAGGTAAACATGCATATCTGATAGATGATCGTTCAGGCAGGAAGATACGATACAAAGATGCGCGAACAGAGTGGAATGGGCTTCGAGTTCACAAAAAAGATTGGGAGCCCAAACACCCACAACTAACTCCACCCAAGTTAGGACCAGAAGCAACTTCATTATACAATCCAAGACCAGATGCTGATGTAGATTTAACTACAGTCAAGTTAGGTTCTTTATTTGGCAGAGGCACACCTAGTACAGTTTCAGCAGTTGGTACTGTCAATATTAATGTAGCAGAAGTTGCAGAGAGCCCAAGTTTATTACGAGCTTTATTTACTTTACCAATAATCGCTACAGGTGTTACTGCCACAGGTATAGCAGCATCTTCTGCACGTGGTTCTGTTAATATTGCTACAGCAGAAAATGCAGATTCACAATTATTACAAACAGCATTTACATTACCAAACATTAGTGTTCTTGAAGAAGCAGACGGTTTAGGTTTATCTTCTGCATTTACAAGTCCAACATTTAGTGCTAGTTCTAATGTAATACTAACAGGGCAATCTTCTTCCTCAGCTCATGGGGGCACGGGATTAAACTTTAACTTTACAGAAGTTCCTGTTGGTCAACCATTATCTTCTGGTATTGGATCATTAACTTTCCAAGCTAGTTCTCAGTTAGCTGTAACAAGCCCAGCAACTGCAACTGGAATTGGTACTATAAATATTAGCACAGAAGAAGACGTAGGTGGGTTGTCTTTAACATCAGCTCATGGTACAATAAGCATTGCTATTGATGATCAAGGTTGGGGTGCTCAATCTTGGGGTCAAAACGTTTGGTC